TTCGTCCCTATCAGCCGCTTCAACATTTCTTTGAAACTCTTCCTGTTCCACTGTCTCAAGCATATCTGTAGTGCCAGCCTCTACTACATCACTGTCTTGTGCATCAGGTGCAGGTTTTGTTGTTGGTTTTAGCTGGGTGGCTGGTTTAACATTATCTTCAAGTGTTGCTACAGGTTCTATCGTCATACCCGCTACTGTAATAGTTCCGGGTTTTGTTGTACTATGCAATGACTGTGAAACATATGATATGGGTATTGCCGGACCATCTGACAGAGTGTATGTTACTTTTGCAGACTGTTGTTTATTGTTTTGGTTTATGGCATTTATACTTGTGATAGTAGGAATGTTTAAATCTTTAGCTGCCATATTATAAAACATTGCACGGCGTAATGCAATACCTTTTGTTGGGCGTTCCCCTTTTCTTTTTGGATCATACGCACCAATTGCATCTAACGATTGTTTTATAGCTGTTTCATAATTTCCTGATGTAAGAGCCTTAAAATATTTTGGAGCTTTATGGTTTAAGCTACCCATATTAAATTGAATGTCTAGTGAATTAAATTTCATAGGTAAAGGAAGATTATCCCAATCAACTCCCATCCTTTTTAACTCATCTATATTTTTTTGTGCAACAGCTTTTGCAAGACCTTTGGGATCACCCTCGTAATCTTCCTCTTTAACACCTAATAAATCTTTAACACCATATTCTCTGGTTGCCATACCAGTTACTGTATCGCCACCTTCAGCACCTTCGCTAGTAGCAAGCGTATTTAGATATGCATCTAAAAACTTATCATTATCCATCTAGTTCACTCACTTCATCTCTAAGACGTTGCACTTTACGCAACGCAGTTATAGAACCCTGCGCACGTGAAATGTCTGTAATATTATTAGATTGCTCTAATGTTTTTCTATGTGTATCAATTAATGCATCTAAATAATTATTGAAGTGCGTCCATTGGCGGTTGTTGCCCACCAACGGCTTCAGCTTGCTGTACAGTTCCTTGTCCACCATTTCCACTAAATCCTTGTTCGCCCGGTACAGGTACTTGTCCTGTCCCTATATTACCACCACCTGCACCAGTTGGGTCCATTACATCAGCACCTGCTGGCGCACCTTGGCCTTCAGGTAATGGGGCTTGGAACCCTTTCATAATCTCTGCTTGCAGTGCAGCTTCATTCATATTGTTCACAACCTTATCGGGGTCAAGGTCCATAGACTTTGCAATCTCTGTGATTACATATTGGAATTTAGCAAATGGCGCAAGTGCAGGATTACTTGCAATCTGCAAGAACTGCATTAAACGTTGACTCCGTATTTCATTTGCCATCAGGCTTTCAGTTCCACGTGCTTTAACTTCTAAATCGCCTTTTAGTTCTGCATCAAAGTCAAACTGCATGTTGAATCTAAATAAACCCTCACCAAGGGGACGAAGTAAATAATCATCTACATTCTTAATAACACTCTTGATAGAACCTTGTGCCGCACCCATGAGCATAGAGATGCCTGATGCTGTACGTCCTACACCAGATACACCTGTCTGACCGTGTGCAAAAGATGGAAAGCCTGTACTCTCATCTGCCAGCACCCTTGCTTTATCAAACATCATCATGTTTTCTTGTGATACATTTGGATACTTTGTACCAAAGATAGCCTGACCCGGTGCGCCACCTTGTCTACGGAATACCTTACCCGGATATAGTGTAAGGTCTTGCCCCGGCACTAGATTAGTTTCATCTACTTCAACCAGCAAGTTACCAGATAATACAGCATTGTCAACCGCCATACGCATAAAGCCATTCATCAATGTCTGTGTATCATCCATATTTTCTGCTATACCTACACCAAAGAAGGAGTATGGGTTCAGTTCGTATGGAGCAGCCATGTACGGAATTTTTGATGGCTTGAACGGATTAAGCACAAGACGAATTAGCTTGCCATTACAAATCCATGCATTAGCTTGTAATTCATCAAAGTCTTCTAGTTCTTTAGGTATATCTACTTCTTGTTCAAGAAGCATAGCGACATCCATCATACCCCAATATTCAAGAACCTCAAAACGATCAATGCCATGCTCTGGTGCATAGTCTGACAAGTCATCTTCCCAATACTTTTTGGTATAGCTTTCACCAAAAGAAATAGCATCATCAATGACAGATGACCGGAAGTATGGGCGGCGTTTTAAGGAACGCAGTTGTGTACGAGACATTTTATGTCGTTCAATTACGTACTGTGCCTCATCCATGTTGTTGGCATCAGGATCAGGATAAAAGTTCCAAACAGAAACGTGAGATATTTGTGGTACGGTTTTAAATACAGGATCATACTCACCATTGTCATCCCAATTAGGATACTCTTTGTCAACAGCAAATGGACCTTTCATAACTCCTGTGCCGAATAGTGACATCTCAAATGCCGTACTACGAAGATACTTAGTTGCACTTGACTCCTCAAGCTGGTCATGTATCTTCTTCTGCATTTTTTTAGCAGCAATCATTGCTGGGCTAAATGTTATGGAAGTTGGTGTTGCGCCCGGTCCTTCTTTTAGTTTGTCTTTTACAGGGTCTAGCTTTTCTTGAAGTGGGCCTAGTTTATCCATCAAAGTTTTTTCTGTTGAACCAGCAGGTAAACCCAAGCCATCACCTGCAAAACCATACGGGTTCTGAAGGTCATCAATTCCTACAGATTGTTCTGGAGCTTGTGGGTCAAAGTGTACACTATCTACTACACCTTCAGGAAGTTCCGTAGGTTCAATAGAAAGCGGAAAGCGATTGTTGGCAAAGAGTACATCGGTAATTTGTCCATATGCTGCCAATGTTTTTGTTTTGGTGATTTTAATAAATACACGGGACTTCTCCGTTTCAGTGAACTGAACATCTGGTGAGTACAAACCACGATAATTCCGATATGCTCTAAGCCAGCGTTCTTCATCTTGATACCTATAGTCTTCTGCTTTATGGTATCTACCTTCAATAAAGCCAATGATAGAAGACACGTTAGCATCTTCAGTTGCACTATCATCTGTATCGTCTAGCGCAATTGAATCATCTTCCATTAAAATTTCTTCTTCAGCCATTTTAAGTTCCTTAATATCCAAATGTTGAATCTGCTACTCGCATACCCGTACCCGGCCTACCTTGCGGGTCGTAGTCAAAAATACTAAACCTTGGTCTGGACATAATGCCGTACCGGAGGGCGTCATAAAGATGGTCTTCAGAGTGTGTATCAATATCCTCTGGATTCTTTTTATCAAGAGGAAGTGCTGGTATCTGAGATATAATGTTTGTACAATTATTAAAGAACACAAGTCTTGGTTCCTCCGTATACTCATCTATCTGTAGCCGTCTGTGTATTTCATTTTTGCCAGCCACTCGGCTTCCTCTACTTCTATCAGATGGACGCCATCTACATCCCTTCATAATCATTTGCTCTGCAAGGCTAGGGCCAGTATCACCACGCTTATGCCAAAGAGAACTATCAAGAACACCATACTTAATGTTACCATCCCCAGCTTCCAACTCAAGTATTTGATCTGCCAAATCTGTCGCCAGAACTTTAGAAACGTAATGCTCCCTATATACAATAAGCTGTTCAGCAGGATTAACAGCAAACCAAACAACGCCACTGTATGAACCATACCCATAATCACAAGCCCGAAACTTAACCCAATTATTAGGAATGGGGAAAGGATCAACCACATGCACATTACGGTCAAACTCCGTAAAGGCTGCACCTTCTTTAATATCCCAATCACCCTCTAGTAATTGACGCCGTTGTTGTTCTGGCATGGACAGAAGCATTGCTTCGTAGTCACCCGACTCTGCCAAATAAGGATTGTCAGATAGTCTTGCTGGGATAAACCTCCTTTTGAAAAGAGATTTACCAGCCTTTGCGTGTCCTGCGGGATACCGCAAGACCTCTCCTGTTTCAGAATCTGTCGCATCGAAAGACCTATTATATGGTGCAGGGTCGATGAACATTTTCTTGACCCACTGATGTCCCCGTCCACCGGGGTTAGTCGTAGCCCTCATAAAGATGGGCAAATCTGTTGCAGTGGACCTTAGACGTGAACGCATGTAGTTCCATGCATATGGGGTAGCCCATTGGGTTAGTTCGTCAAACCCTATCCAGCTAAACGCCAGACCCTGATAGCGCAAGACATCATCATCCCTATCTAGATATGACATCCACAATCTTGCGCCAGATGGTGCAGTCCACTGCATCTTACGTTCTGACCACTTGATACCCGGCCAGATTTTTGGGTACAACTCCTGCGACTTGAATATAAGTTCACGCAGTTCCTCTGTTGTATGCCGAAGCAGCAGTCCACTAAACTGTGGATGCCCCATGTAACGTAGTGGGTCTGCAAGCATGGCGTAGCTTTTACCACCCCCTGCACTTCCACCATATAACACTTCTCGTTCTGCAGCAGCTAGAAACTCTGTTTGTGGACCCGCATTTGGTTTGAACAATACATTGGCATGTTCTTCTATTGCCTCTGTTTCATATGAAACATCTTGTATTTCAACCGTTGGCTTTGGAGCCGACTCTTTCTTCTTCAAGGGCTTTCGCTTTGGCGATTGCCTTTTCCGCATATTCTGCCCACTTGCGGAGGCTTCTAGCTTGGTTCTTACGATGTTTTTCATTACCTAACCGTTTTCTTAATCCTACATGTGAAATGTATCTGTTGGTATTTGCACTCAACCAGTTCGCTACTTCACGGTAGGAATATTGATTTACATGCTTCCTTGCTTTCTCTAGCAAGTCTAGTTCAGTCTGTATAGGGTCAAGAAGGTCGGGGTCTTCTTCGTTTACTTTGTATCCAAAAGGTACAGTCCTAGCAATGCGAGGTATCTGCACCCATACGTTTTCTTCTTTAATGTCGGTGGGCTGTGGCAGTTTCCACTTGCCTATGCTTCTAGTCATTTGTTTCTACGGTTGTCTACTGTTGAAAGAACCATACCACCTTTACGATAGTCTTGTTTACCACTTGCAGTTTTTGACTTACGGTATTTATCTGTTTCAATTCCCGCTTTTGCCACCAGTGACAAGTCTGCATCGTTGGCTAATCTTTTTCCGTAAAAACTAGCAATGTCTTTATAGTCTGTAAAAGACAGAGGTTTTGACATACTGTCTGAAGAAAAACTTTTTTTATAAGAGTTGTAATCGTCCTTAGATACCGTTTCTCCATGTTTTTCTTTATAGGCATCTGCTTTTTTTTGTGTTGCTTTTTCCACTGATTTATCTTGTGGAAGTTGTGTTTTTCTTTCGTCTAAATTTGTCATTAGTCATCATCCTCTACAGTTGCTTTAGGTGGCATAAGCATGACTCCACCTGATGCTTCTACTTGCATCTTCTCAGTTTTTACTAGACCTACACGGTCAAGCAGTTCTTTGGCGGCTACCATCTTATCACGAATGCCAAGTTCCGTTGGATCAACCAGTGCGCCTGTCATAGCCATTGCAGCCCGTGGCGCATTACGTGCCATGTACATCTGCGTAGCTTCTAGTATCTCTTCTTTTAATCCTTTAACAATCTCTGCTGTTCCGCTAGTGTCTGCATAACCTGCCATCTTCTTAGCAGTCACCATGTCCCCACCCGCTTCATCAAAAAGAACTGCAAGAAACTTCTGTTGTTTTTCTGTTAGCTGTCTAGCCATTATATCTCACCTGTATGCATAGCGTGTGCTAATTTCGTTGCCCTTGATTTTACCTGATTTGCCCACCTGCTGTCAAGCATTTCTTTTGCTGCTTCATCAAATTTATTTTCGTGGATAGCTGCCCACATTTTTTTGAACTTGCATAGCCTTGGTACACCCATATTAAATGCCATGTCCACTAATATAAGCTGACGTACAGCGTCTAACCTGTCTACGCAAGGGTGCGCACGTACCAGTTCTTCTTCGACTATCTGCACGTCATTCTCTGCTAAATGCATGGCATCCGCTTCAGTAATACCCTCAGTATGAACAATAGCCATATTAGGTATGTCCATCCAATCTAGTTCTTCTTTAGTAATGCCACGGTCTTCTAGGTTACGTCCGATACCAATAGTATCAATTCCAAGTGTATCCTGATATACCTGAAGGCGTAAGCCTTCGTGTGTAATTAGTTTCTTAACTAAATCTTCTTTGTTATATTTCATTTTTCATGTCCCAGCCATACCGCAAATGCACCTGTCATTGCCCCCGTGACTACACTCACCAGTGCTGACTGTTGTGTTGTCGGGTCTGGAAGAAGCATGAACCATTCCACTACTCTCCACGCTGATATTGACATCATCAGCATCATAAAGCGTGGTAGTATCTTCCACTTTAGAAATCTTTCCATTGTCAGTTCTGCCACGATTAATCCTCGCTTGTTCTTCCGTAGTCCTGTTGTGCATATGCCACATATGAAACATTATTTCTTTCCAAAGAATTTAGTTGCGCTACGTACTCCAAAAGAAGCGGCAACGATAACTCCCAAGGAATATTGATACCATTCAGGCATTCTGTTGAGTTGGTCAAAGCCATTCTGTACTATACCTTCCATTCCGGGTATAAACGCTAGTATTAATGGGATGCTGAACAAAATTACTAGCCATTCGTCTTTCCAACTTGATGACGAAGAACGAGCCATTTCAATGTCCCAATCAATTTCGCCAGTGGCTTTCTTTTCCATGATAGTCGCTTCAGCTTTAGCTTTTGCAACATTAGCAATTGCTTTTGCCTTTGTTTGCTCAACTTTGCCATCCATCCAACTCCCTGCTAAATTAGCTAATGGTCCTATTAATAGATTCAACATTACGTTCTCCTGAATCTTGCTGTCTTTTTCGCAACACTTTTTGGTTGCTTAACAAATTGTTTGCCCTTACGTGTACCTTCCCTTTTAGCCTTGGTTGTAGCCGCATATTCCTTGGACGACAAACTTTTGATAGCGGCTGTCGGTAAATACCGTTCACCAGTTTCACTGGATGGTTTCCCACTCTTTGTTCTCCACTTCTGCTTTGTCCAGTTTTTTAAACTCTGCTGTGGTTTTTTCATTTTAGTTTTTCCCTAATTGACTTCAGTGTTTCTTTCAATGTGGGTTCATCTTTTTCACGGGGGTTATACACACACTGATATTCACGAGGACAGAACTCGTTAATTGTCATGGACTCTATAGTGTTATTTGCACCCCTGTATGTACAGATATATTCTGTGTATGGGTTTTCTTTTACTTTAATTCTTTCATAGTCAACAAGTCTGCATGTAGTCCACTTTATCTCGTCTGCCCTAGCTTGCTTAGACACAAGGAACATAACAAATGCATAAAGCAGTGCAGAGGCTAATCCAACCATAACAATCCATGCTACAATCTCTACAAACTTACGTCTGCGTTCTCTCTGCTTATACAGTGTTTCTTGTCTCTGCTTGCGTATCTGGCCTTCCATACGAACTAGGTCATCCCATTTAGACCTACCCATAGTCAGGCTAATCCACTGCTGTAGTTCGTATCGCTGCGCTGCTGCCTTCTCTTTATTAGCAAAAGCAGTAATAGCTTCTTCTTCAATACTTGCGCCACTAAATAGCTTCTTGAAGATAGGCGGGTTCTTGGCTTCCTTCTGCGCTTGGTCAATATCACTTAGCGCACCCATCCAGCGAGACAAGTCACCAGCCATAGACTCGATGTCACGGCCTACCTGCATTCCCTTCTTGATAGCACCGAAAGCAGCCGATGCGGTAGCCATTGCGCTAATCGGGTCCATCTATGCAGCTTCTTCCGCTAGTTCCTCTACAGGGTTTTGTGCAGATACGCCCATCCACTTAGACCATTCCGCGTAGTAGTGACGCATACCCACCTCATCGTGGATTGTGCCACCTTCGTGTCGTCCGTGCAAGATGTTGCGTGGTTCTGTGCCAGTACGCATTGTAGTCCCTTGACCAGCTACGCCAATTAAGTCTTCGTGTAGGTTACGCCCGAAAGGTCCCCAAATAGAGTTGTGGTGTTCGATGCGAGTAGCACGGTCTTCTGGACTGTCACTCTTCAAGCCATATCCACGGAACTCAATCAATACTTTGTTTGGTCCTAGTGGGGTTACGCTATCGCTACGGTAGGCACTGCCTCTAAGATTGAAGTTGAAGCCGGGGAACAGATCAACCATGTACCACTGATTTGGTGGCAGGTTAGGGAATGACAATTCACCTCTGTCTTCAAAGCCTTCATACTCTTCATATTGCACTGTAAAGCTAGATACGTTTACGTGTCCATTGTTGAATGGTATGTTCTTACGAGCAAAGTATG